ATCCCTGAATAACTAATTCGTAAAACATCTGTAACTAGATTGCTTACTATAGCTGTACTGATTCTATTAGTAGAGATGCTTGTACCCATATTAAATACAGAAGCATTCGTAAATTTAACACTATTCACTTTTGCTGGGGCAACTGGAGAGATTCCCCTAGCAGAGGAAGTAATTATATTACTCCCTCTAGGAAACCCAAAGATATATCCAATTACCTCAACTATAGGTATCATGCTGGCATTGCTACCTGACCAAGTGAAATTGTTCCTGTAGGATTACCGCCTACTGTAATTCCACCATTAACATTACTGAATACTTTCAATCCAGTATCAACCGATACATAAATACGAGAACCATCAAAGAACGCCAAGCTGTTAGCAGCAGCAAATATGTTAAGTGTTCCTTGGTCAATCATCAATACGGGTGCGGTTAGTGTAGTAGTAGCCGTTTTGCCTACCGATGTAATAAACCAGTTATTTGCTACTGTGGAATTCTTGGGAATCATAACCAATGAGCCTTGACACTTAAACGCAGTTAAAGCTGTACTTGCCGTTAATGCAGATGCTGTACTTACCGAAGTTGCAGAAATCAATGCACCAGTTCTTAAATTGAACTGTGTTTGGTAGATAGCTCCACTCGTTACTGCTTGCCAAGAAATAGCATTATTACCATCTAGTATTTGCAAGCTTGCATTAGCTGGAATGCCAGCTGTTTGTAATCCCGTAAATAACGTCGGTGTACCACCAGCAAAAGGAATTTTAATAATTCTAAATGAAGCTGCTGCTACAGGAATAGGTGTAGCTAAGAAGTTGCCTTCAAAATCAGGTTTAATATCACGAATAGCTTGTGCATCGGGGAGTGTTGGACAAGTGACTGTTGCAATGGTCGCTGCGGTAATAGCTGTTACTGTACCTGTCGCCGCCTGTGAGTTGAAACGGTATAAGATAGGCGTGAGCGATGCGGCATTGGGTGAACAGATGACCGTACCACCATTGATACCAATTGCGCTATACCCAACAGAGCTAAATGTTACAAGCGTACTATCATCTGCTGTATCTAATCTCGATAAGGATATCCCCACTGTGCTTGAAGTGAAATACACATAACGCTCACCATCAAATTCAATATCCGTATAACCACCACCTGTAGCAACAGTACTTACTGTTTTTGTATCTAGTCTAAATCTTACAACTGAACCACCACCTGCCAAAATAGCATAAATTGATGTACCAGTATAACAAATGGAATCTGGTCTTCCACCAAACACATATATCTCGTTAGTCCATGTCGTATTAGCAAACCACGATGTATTATCAGTAGATGCTGTCTTATGATGATTATTTAATAACCAATGCGGTCTATCTGTACCATTACCAGCTGCATTACCATCACTATCACAGGGAATAGTTATTTTGTTCATGTTTAGACCGATTGGTGCTAACACTTTCAAACCAAAGATTTGCCCATAGTTGGTAATGGTAGTCGCGTAGTCAGAGATAGGTTTAACAGGTAGTGTTAGTCTTCGGGTAGAGTCCCAACCATTAGATATAAACTTATTTGCGCTATTCCCTAGATACCAAATAAATGCGTTTACTGTAGTAGCTAACCAGTTTGGCATAAATGTAGCGCCATAATCACCACCCCACCCCTTTGCAGCATTGATACCTGTGTACCCTTGTCTGGTTTTTGGCATAGAGATTAGCGGGTAATCACCTGAGTTTAGTGGTTTACCTGAACCACCAGCAGTTTGTGCGCCAAGACACCATAGGGTCGATGATACCCAGCCAAAGCAAGGATAATTGGCAGCGGCTGTATCCATGACATCTTCACGAGCTGTTTCAAAAATCCCTGCCCATAACGATGATTCATTGTTTATATAGGAATGTAAGACACCCCAGCGAGGCGCAAAGTTGATGATGAAATCGCACGATGTTAAGTTAAACCCGATTGGTGCAGAATCCATATAAGTATAGGCTTCATTCACACCAGTATGACTAGTAACTGCAACTGGACTTGCTGCATTGTAGTTGGATGGACTATCCCAGTATTCAACACATGAAATATTAACAATTAGTCGTTTTAAATTGTATCGAATTACTGCGTTTTTATATGTCACAGCGTCTTTATTGATACATCTAAAGACTTGCGTGTAAATCGGAGATTGAGTTCCAGCTGTATTATCTTGACCGCCCCAAAATGAATCAAATAATGTCCAACCACTATCTGTCTGTGGCGTAACTCCAGATGCAGCTGTAAATGTAACCCCACCTAATGCACCAGCTGCGCCTACAGTAGTATCTGTGATTGCATCTGCAATAGTGTTAGCAAAAGTCATAAAGGTGGTTAAATTCCCAGCACCTGATGTGGGTGTGAATTGGGTTGATATTTGTATAGTGGATTGCCCTATATACTTAGCAGAAATTGTCATTTTGAATATACCAGAGTAAGGTTAAGGTTTTGGCCGCCAGTTGTAGTGACATCGACGGTTAGAAAATCAGTAGCTAAGATAGATATAGCGACGGATTGAGGTGTTGATTTGTCTGTATTAGCGGGAATGCTAATTGTTGCAATCGTTGCGCCGTTTTTCTTAAGTAGAGCAGTAACTATAGCTGATGACTGCACCCCAACCACGGTATAAATGCTGGTAACCAATATCGTTTGGGGCGGGTAAAACTTCGCGTCGCCAACGGACGGCGCTAGTGCGCCGATAATGTTAAATATGTTGGTTTGGGTACCCGCCCCAGTAGCAACCGACGAGGGGAGTGTTACAAACACGTCTTTAACCCCAGCAGTGAACGTTACGAGTGCCCCAGCATTAGAGGAGGATAGCACCGTTGTTCGCGCTAACGTGTTTCCCGTTGACGTATAAGTACCTAGCCCTACTTCCCAGTTAGCTCCGCCTTGATCGGCTATGGTGTAGTATGTGGTGTTTGTATTACCAATAGCTGATGAGAAAGCTTGACAGCCCGTAACCGCGCCTGCTAATGTAATAGTTCCTGTACCCGTTGTGGTGGTTGTCTCTCTAACTCTATCAGCTAGTACTAGGGCCATACTATACCTCGACTAAATCATCTTCTAAGAACCAACGTTCTTGGGGCGCGTTAGTTACGTCAACCCACGCTACTAAATACTGGATGTCGCCTTCTTGGTTAACACTGAGTGCACTAATAGCACCTTGCGGTACAGGGTTTACTACTTTAACTTCTTGACCTACTTTAAAACTTGCAGCCACGGTACTCTCCTAAACTGATGCAGTGAATGTGACTAGGAGTGAGTCGCCTGATATAACACTACGATTCCCGCCAGTAAAGCTCCCTGCTGAATAGAGCACGCCCGTTGTGGTAGCGCGTAGTTGAGTTTGGCACATTAAAGCGCCGGCAATAGTGGCTGTACCACTGATAGCAAACGTCGTCAAAGTAGAAGCTAGTGCGCCGGCAGAGGCGATCCCCCACCCAACAGTAATACGGTTAGTACCCGAGTACGCGGTGTTTTCAGTCCAACCCGCATGAACCGCTAAAGTATCCCCGGCGGCGTAAGTAGGCGTTGTTGCTCCGTCAATAAGACCCATGTACCAAGCAGCTGTCCAAGCGGTCCCTTTGAAATACTGCGTCAGTAAGTCATTTTTACCTACGATCACTACTAAGTTTTCAATCACATCTACCCATTTAGTAATACCATCTGAACCTACGCAGGTAACATCGTAGTGACCTTCGGCTTTGATTTGTTCCTGTGTATCTCCAGCGCGAGCGATCAAAGCCCCGCTAGCGTCTACAGGATTAATTTTTTCTAGTCGCATTGATGTGTCCTAATTAGATGATCGGATGAGAGCGCTTGTCGCCGTATTTACTGGAAAAGTTATTGTAAAAGTTGAAGCTGTTGTTTTATCACTACCAAAGTCCAGTACAGCAACAGAGCGGTTTGCTTCCGAGCTATTATATATCAACGCGCCACGTACTGTGAAACTCGATGTAGGCCACGAGATGTTATTAAAACTAATGTACGCTGTACCGTCAGATGCGTTTACTACTGGGCTGACTAGGATCTTCCCGCCAGCAGTGTACCCCGTACCTGTAATTTCGCCTGTAGCGGTATAAGTGGTTGTATCTTGGTCTAACGTAGCATTAGCTGTGTACAACGCAATTTTAAACGTATCCGTAGTAAAATTATGGGTAGCCTCATAAAGCTCTTTTTTAAAGCTGGTTGTTTGGCCTTGTACTATCATCTTACTGGTATCCTAGCTTGCCCGTTTCTATACGCATCACCTCTATCTTTACCCGTAGCAAGTGTGTTTAACAAGGTCATAGCTTCTTCATACCGTTGGCGGTAGTTAGTCATGATTTCTGGTTCGCCTTTAAGGAAGGTATACGCCTCTAAGATAGCACCATATAGCAATGCGGAATCAAAGTTTTCGCCGAGCCACGTCACCCCAACATCTACAAGAGAAGGTGGGTAATAGAAGTATTGAAGTTCTGTAGTGTATTGCACATCAGGTGTAGGTCCTAAGATAAAGGTTAGCTCTGTTATTAAATTAGAACGTGGGCCAAATATCGCGTAATACTTAGGTGTACCTGTGCTCGTAGGGTTGGGGTAGGCTTCACGAATGAAGTTAACGTCTTTGTTTAGAAGGTATGTATACTCACCGGATGTAGGATCAACGACTGCAATAGAGTAAGCAGACAGAAAATCATCAGGGCATTGCAAGTATTTATTCGCCGCTGTGATGACACCGTTTACGCTTTTACGCAGGTCTGGGAGCTGTATAGAATTGTAAATCCGCTGCTCTGCCTCTTTAGTGAAGAGCGCAAGCTGACTAGCCGTGAACGTATTCTCGACGTAATCCTGAATTGCTGCGCAAAGTTCTGTATAGGTCATAGCTATATGCCCTTATGCCATCGGTCCGCGAGCTGTTTTCCCTTTCGTTGCTGCGCCATTACCACGAGTCTTAACACCTGACGTTTTAGTGCCTGTTTGTGGGTAGCCTGCGGTGTTTGGAGTTGGTTCTGTTTTAATTTTGCCGGACATAATCGTTCTCTAAGTTGTGATTGTAACAGTGCCAACAGACGCGGTGGCGACAAGGTAATTAGGTGTAAGTACTGCATCAAACTGTGAGGATCCTCCGACTGGAGCCCAACCCCACTGAAATACACGGCTTCCATCTGAGGGTAATTGTAACGCATTTAAACCCGACTGGTAATAACTTGTATCGGGACGAGGGTTTCTTAACGCTTGTGGGTCATAAACTGGGAACATACCGACTTTTAACTGTGGTTGATCGGGGTCCCAACAAGCGGGGCACACGAGGATGTTTGTTACTTTAGTTTTAATCGTGAGCTTTTTAAGTTCTTTTAACTGGTACCGTTGCCCACACCTATCGCAAAACCCGTGGCTCCACTTCCCTGATGAGTATTTAGTAGCCACCTAAACGTACCCAATCCGAGGAACTATTCTAAACGATGAGGTGTCTCGATCTTCTTCAGTGGCCATCCTGTACTGCTCTTCGTAGTCGGCCTTTAACATTACAATTCTATTTGGGTCTACGTCTGCGACTTTAATAGACAAGTAATAAGACAATCCAGCAAGCATCGCAGGTAAAAACCTAAATGGGATATCTTGTGTGTTTATACCACTTCCAACATCTTGAATGCGTCTCATACGCCATGTTACAAGCGTGTAGTAAGGTGTTGTTGATGTGCCTTGGTCAGGTGTAGGCCATATATTTATAGTTGCACTGTTAACACCAGTTGGTGTTGTAGCACCTGACTGTTTATTAAACCAGAATTGAATAGGTCTACCTCGTGCATTTTTATTTGGTATAGTCGAGTACGTTGATTCTGATATACGATTTATATTTATATCAACTTGATTTTGACCAGAACCTGTGCGAACCACGCAATCCAATAACTCAACAGTGTCAACAGGAACAGGATACTCAATTTGATTTTGATATAACGGAATTTCAATCTGTTCAATTGTCCACATATTTGTTCCGCGATTCACCCACTCTATAAATAAAAGTTGAAGTGACCGTCTTGCTGTACGCAAATCATACCCGCTACGAAGTTCTCGACCTCCGAGTCTCTCATAACATTCTTCCGCAATTTCAGCGAAATCTAAATTGAATAACGCAGTACCTGTTGTAGTCATTGTTTTACCTTACAATTATCTAAATGCCATCGTTTCATATTACTTAATATCCCTGTTTTTTTACAATGTGGACATTCAACTAAGGGTCTATTTGCGTGAGCTAATCTCATTTTAATAAGTGCTTCTTCTGAATGCTTTTTACCGTAGTAAGGATTGTTCTCACCTTTAGATAGTTCTGATAGTTTTTGTTTATCTTCATCTGATCTAAGTTTACCATACATGGGGTTTTTACTGCCCCGCATTCGTTCTGAGATAACATTAGCATTTAATTTTGCTCGATACGCTATTTTTTCATTTCTAGTTAGCCCTTGCATAATTTCACGTAAATCTTCTGGTAAACTCAATATGTAATTTTCATCCCGTTTAATTTTACGTTCAGCTTTAGACATCCCTGTTTGCCTATCTGGGTATGTTCTACCTACCTGTGTATTTTTAATTTTTACCTTTGTTTCTTCTGACAATACTCGCCCTAACTGTCTAGCACTCTGTCTTTCGGACTGTTCTTTAGTAAATTTTCTACCTTTAAGTCTATTAGATATCCTTTTTCTAACTTCATCAGAAGGGGAACCCAATCCTCCACCCCCAGCGCACATATTATACTGTGGGGTTAGGTCTTTTATATATTTTATCTCTAGGTCATTTAATTCAATTTTACTATGAGCAACATCTATCTGTTCAATTTTAAAATTTTCTTCACCGTATTTTCTTATTGCATTACAGATAATCCACGGTTTATTACATTTTGACGATGACACATGAGATTGCCATCTACTTTTTAAACTTGTTATAGTTTGCCCAATATAAATATTATTGTTTACTGTATTTGTTATTTTATAAATAATTCCGTAACTCATGTTACCCTCCGATATATGATGTGGGTATGATAACATGAGTTTTAGATTAAGGTAATTATTTCTTTTTACCTTTTCGTCCAGGAAGTTTTTTAGGGTTAACTGCCCCCATACCTCTGCTAGGTCTCACCGTACACGACCTTTTGTATGGCCTTTAGTTGCACAACCATCACCTCGGTGAGATGTTGAAGAGCGTGTAGTGCCGCCTGATGCAAACTTTCTAGGTGGTACTTTCTTAGCCGGTCTTGCTGGTGGGCGTTTAGTCATACCCCCTTTTTTAAAATCTTCAGGTTTAAGACTTGCTAATTCAGCAGTGTCTTCTGCTGATCTTTCAACTAGCGTACCCGTTTGTTTGTACCGGTCGATATCAGCTTTTAAAGCGGCTGTGTCAGCTTCTCTACCTTTAGAAAATGCGTTCCAGTCGTCCGCCATATTGTATCGGCTACCTTTAGGTGTACTAGTACCTGACTTCAAAGCAGGCTTGCTTGCTGTTGGTGTTTTTAATGCAGGGGCTTTAATTTCTACATCAGGTGATGATGATTTTGTTTTGGGTTCAGACTTCTTGACAGCGACAGCGGCTTCAGCAGCAGGTTTTTGTGTATCATCAAAACCACTCCACTTAGTTTCACCGCCTTTTATATCACTGTCACCTAATTCAGACGGTGTTAACAGCAACGCAGCTGGACCGGCAGCTCTACCTGCGCCTCTAAGGGCTGAACCACTACCTAGGGTCTCAGAACTTGCCGCCTTAATACCGGGGATTTTATCTGTTGGTGCCTTAGCTGTTGATGTACTCGCTGACTGACCTTTAAAGCGAGCTCTATCCCGTTCGACTTGGCGCGATTTAGAGTTATTTACATTCTTAATGTTTGTAGCCTTAGTGTCTATTTCACCACCTTTAGCCATACACTTAGTGTCTTCCGCTTTACCACCGAAGGCTTTTTTAGCAGGAGACTTGCTTTTAGCGATCATCGCTAAAAAAGCCGCTTGTTTTTTACTCGCCATCAGATCACCCTACCTTTGGTTTTGCCTTTAGTAGCACAACCGTCTGCGCGGGTAACACCACCTTTAGCATAGCAACCGCCGCCTTTCATCTTCTTGGTGTCTTCCATCTTCTCGCCTTTAGCGTACTGCGAAGGAGAAAGTTTACCGGACTTAATAGCCTTAGCTTCTTTAAGCTCTTCCCCGTGGGTGTCTTTACCTTTGAACAATTTATTTAAGGTTTTTACTTCTCCGCCTTTTTTCATTATTGGGCGTGCTGGTACACTTACTGCTGGGCCACCACCACCTACTTGTGGACGTGGTGGTGGTGTCGGCATACCAGGCGGTCTTGATTCTGGTACACTTACTGCTGGGCCACCACCACCTACTTGTGGGCGTGGTGGTGGTGTCGGACCACCTACTTGTGGGCGTGGTGGCGGTGTCGGCATAACAGGCGGTCTTGATGCTGGTACATCTACTTTAGGTTTAGGTTTAAGAATAGTCACGATATCACTCTCTTTAATTTTTTTTGCCTTTATCGGCTTGATTAAATTCTTTAGCTACGCTTACCGATACACCTGCTCTCTTTACAAAGCTTGGGTTGTGAGCGGCGGCAACTATGAAACTACGTTGTTTCCTACTTGTACTAGGGCTTTCTTCGCCATAATAGTTACCCGTAAAAGATAGTAATCCCCGCCACAGAACCTACACTGAGTGTTAAATATACCCCAGTCTGAAATAAAATACCTTCTTGAGGGATGCTAACATAGAACGAGTTTGGGTTTGAGTTAGATGGGATGTCCATCTGGCAGAGAATTTCTCCTGTAGCACTACCGTCTCTAAACTCATACGTAGCGGCTGTACTAACCGCTGGGGATGCTGAAAAACCTTTTAACCGTGTTCTACCACCATAAAAACTACCTGCTATACTGCGATGAGCACTCTTAACGTCACCTTGCATACTCATAATTAATCTCCTCTAAGTTACAGTAGGGGCGGTTTTATCCGTTCTCGTTTAAGGTCAAGGTCGATCAACTCTGACCCCCCTAAAGATTATTATGCAGTGTATGCAGTCGGGTTATAGGTACCATCAGACAAGCGAACCATATATGCAATAACAAGAGTACCTGCACCTGCGGTAATAGTTGTGCCTGTCACTGTATAAGTAACGATAGCGTCTGTTGTACCTACGTTTGCAACAAGTGCTGCTGCGGTAGCTGTAGCCGCTACAGCTACCGCATTAGAGCCCGCTGTTACAATAGTTGAAGCTGTCGAAATCGGGGTGGCTCCAATAGATAACGTAATAACAGCTGTCGATGTAAATGCAGTTGTTGTGATTACTTGCATTGCAGTAATTAGTGCGCCAGCAGGTAATACAAACGCTTGAGTTGCTGATGAGTCAGCAAAGGTGATTGCTTTAGTTTGAGCAACAATAGTTGCGCCCATGTTGTTGATAGTACCCGCAGTTGTGCCGGTTGTGTCTTTTACGGTTCCAAGTCTCCAAGGACCTAAGTGTGATGCTAAACCCATTTTATTCTCCAATAACACATAAGATCCGCAGTCTTGTGTAAAGCTTGCTAGGGCAATCTGCGTAAATAAATTAAATTCCTAGTTATATGCCGATACTACACTATTCGGTTGATTATGCAATAGTTTTGGTGGTGTAGAAGGACTCTATATATAAAGCCGCTTTTCTAAGTAATTCTGGGCTGTCTTTAAATGCGCCTAACGCTTTGTTACATCTCGCGCATAATAGTGCGCGTACTTTGCCAGTCTCGTGACAGTGATCAACTGCCATCATACGAGGGCCCCCATCTTTATCCAAGCTATATTCGGGGTTATTACATATAGCACACAAACCGTTTTGAGTCCGCGCCATAGCGTCGTAATCACCTAAAGTGATACCGTATTGTTTTTTTAGGTTATTATTTTTGTCTTTTTCAGGGTTATTTTTTCGCCACTGCCGAGCATACGCCGCTTTATCTGCGCTGGATTCAGACTCTTTCCACTCCCAGTTATTTGGTCCCATAGCTCTTGCGGGATTAACTTTTCGTAAAGTATGGTCTAAGGGTCTTTTCCCCACCGCTCCTGCAAATACCCAGAAATCTGATACCCACTCTGCGACCATCCCTACGGACGATCGTTTATGCGTGTGGTAGGAGTTGTACAAGGGGTGCTGTTCTCTTGACCCCCAATCTTTTGCTCGAGGCTGTTGTATAGAACCATGACGAGTTTGTCTAAATAAGTGCTTCTCACATAGCCCGGAAGATAGGGTTTTTTGATGGGTGTTACAGTTTGGAACTGTGCATAGGGGGTGGGATTCTCTTACCTGCTTTCTATAGTGGGGTGAACATAACCCCTGTCTATAAGAACTTTTAGTACATCCTAAAATAGAACAGGGAGAGGCTGATTTTAACCTCTCCTGCTCATAATGCTTTCTACACAATCCTGATGAAAATGTAGGGTTACCACATTGGCCGACTGAACATTCTATATACACCGTATTCTCCTAGTAGGTTTAAATACGGTGTATTGTATGGTCTAGTCCTTGTTATGTCAAGCGCCGGACGATCCGTAGATCCCTAAACTATCAGACCAACCGAAGCTGTAGCGTTCACGAGCTTTATATCTCATGTTGCCAGTGTCAAAATCGGAATCTGATGAAGTTACAAGAGCTTGACGAACGAAATGTTTCAAACCGTTCGGTACATCTGTAGTTAAGAACCACGCATTGTTGTCAGTGAAGAAATGGTTGATTGCGTACCCTTCTGGGATTGCGCCATTGCTTTTCAATGCGTTTAAGTCGTTGTCAGTTGTGCCTACACGACCTTCTGTTTCAAGCAAACGAGTTGCAACAAACTGTAACGCAGGTGGTACTAACAATTTTTTAGGTTTAGCCGCAATCAACAAGCCTCTTTCGTCTGTCCATGCAGCAATCTGAATAACAGCCGCTTCTAATGAAGTTTCGTTTAAGTCAGCCGCAGTCGTCGGTTGGTTAGAGTTAGTGCCACCTGATACTAATGGGTGAGCTGCTGAGAACAATGATTGGCCGTCGCCGCCTGTATAAGCTGCGTTGAAGCCGTTGTTTAAGACAGCCGCTGCTTTTACTTGTTTGGTGTACGCCATAGCGCGAGCCAATGCTTTCGTATAACGTGCAGACAAAGAGTCATACAAGTTATCTTCTACCGCTTCTTCTGTTAAAGCGAAACCTAAAGCAATTGTTTCGTGGTTGTAGCGAGAAGTCCAAGCTTCTTGACCTGATTCATACTGAATAGCAGAACCCTCGTTTTTAACTGCCGCAGCAGCAAAACCTGAAAGTTTTGTTTCTTCTTCAAATGAACGCTCAGAAGATTCGATCTCATAAATTTCTTTATGTTCTTCGCCGTAACGAGCATATTCCAAACCAAACAACGCGTTCAATCCGGGTAATAACTCTTTTAATAACTGTGCACGTGAAATAGCCATAGTTTAGTCTCCTTAGATGCCAGTAGTTGAAGTGTATTGATGGTTGTTAATCTTAACCAACAACTCTGGGAATGCGTCCGCTGCTGTAGCTGTTTCAGACACAACGTCGATTACGCGCAATACTGTAGCAGTAGGGCCTTCTGAAGTGCTCAATACAGATACACTAGAGTTTCCAGTAGTCGTAGAGCCTGCTGTTTGCAATACAGTTACGTTGCTACCAATAAACGCACGTGTAGCTGAAGCAATTGTAGTGCCTGTAGAGCATACCGCTACGCGGAAAATCGCCATTGGGTCATCTACGATAATAGCCATTGCATCTGATGCCACTGTGCCGGTAGGCCAGTACTGGGAAAACAATTTCTGTTTAGTAGAAGGGTTAGTGTATGAACAGCCTAAAAACACGCCCGCTACAAAAACTGAAGTAGATGTTGTGACAGCTGAAACGATACAGTTACCGCTAGTATTAATTTGAACGATGTCACCATTAAAGATATTTGCTGCATAGCCAGAAGCGATCTGTACTTGACGAGTTGCACCTGCATAAGGCATTCCGTCTACTCGACCTACTGGTTTCAAACCGTATGGCGCACTTACTGTTGGGTAAGCCATATTTAAATCTCCAAGATAATAGAATTAAGTACTTTTACCAAAAGTTACCTTCGAGCTTCGTTCTTTAAACATAGGCATACGAGGGTCGCTTTGGCGCATTAAATTATTGTCTACTGCCTCTGCTTGTTGGCTCGTCATGTTGGCGTAGTATTCTGTACGCTGTTCGACAAACTCCACAGGGGTCTTGCAAAGCAATAACCCGCCTACTTCAATGTTGTCTTTAAAACGACTATTGGGGTCGGCTAACAGTCTAAATTTAGGTTGTTCGCTCAACGCTACGGCTTCCCATCCCTCTCTGAGTTTGGCAGCGAGATTACTTGGGTCTGCATTGTTTAGTGTTGCTACGCGAATCCATCTATATGCGAACCCAGCCTCTTTGTCAGGCTCAGGGAGCAACTCTGGGGGCATCCACTGCTTAGGACGTTCCGTAAGTGCACGGGTTTCTAGTTCACGAGTAGGTCTTGCGTTTGTGGTTGCATTATCTGCCATTTTGGTTCTCCAAGTCTAAAGCTGCTTTCGCGTATTGTTCAGGGGTTAAGCCAAATTTCTTTGCTAAGTTGACCTGGCTCTGAGTTAACTTTATCTTTTTTGATGCGGTACTTCTCGAAGCAGGTGCAACGACGTTTGAGAGTCTACCCTTACTCGATTTTCTATCATCGGAATCACCAAAATACTCGCTAAATCTTCTACGCATTGTTTTGTCCAAAGCGTTGTAATACTCTTTTGAGCCTACTGGCGTACCCTCATCAACAAGTTTAGCGTGAAGTCCAAGAGCTGCGCTGGTCATTTCCTTATCTTTACCAAACCACTCATTTCTGTCTTGCCAGTCTAAAGCCTTCTCGTCAGGCCTAGCCACTTGCTGTACTGGGCGTTGTAGCCGTTCCTGCGCTTGTTGTACCTCATATTCAGGTGTTTGTAAAGCCCCTAGCTGCATATTATGTGCTTGGACCAATCTTAAATTAGCCAACTGCATCTGTTCTTGGGCTTCAACGATACCATCAGCGTCACCTACTTCAAACGCTTCCTTATACGCACGCTTCGCAATGTTGATGTCTTGCTGCGCTATGCGTTGGATATTGTTGACATATTCTTTTTCACCGTTGTTAATTACTTGGTTAACACGCTTATTTTCTGTCAATAATCTCTGTGCAACACTTACCGCTTCTTGGTGTTCACGTTGTGCTGCTTCTTTCTCTCTGCGTTCGTCGTGGTAGACTTTACGCATTTGTTTTAGTCTTTGTTGCGCTCTCACATCGTAGGAGTCTAATTCATCTTCTTCTAGCTCGTCTACGATGTGTTTAGGCATAGGCTGGCGGCCTCGGTCTTCTTCGGGGGTATCATCTTCTATCTCGATTTCGATCTCATCGTCATCTTCGTCCGGGAATTTGTATACGGATTGTTCGTGGTTGCTCATAGTTTTGTCCTATTTTCTTGAAATGCCGCGTGGATCGAGTACAACTGCTTCTACCGAGTCATCGTTGATTAGTCTGAATTCTCTACCGTGAATAAGTAGCCGAGAGCCTGAGTTAGGGCGTACTAGGATAAAGTCACCTTTTTTACACCACGCGCCGCTCGGGAATTTACTTTCGTCTTTATAGGCTTCTGGGCCTAGTGCTACTACAAATAGTACGGTTGTGAGTACTTCTTCGTTTCGCATAGTGATGTCTGCTTTTGCCAGACCACTGTCATATTCTTTATCTGCTTCTGGAATAGCACAGAGGATTCTGTATCCTGAAGGTGTTGGAAGTTGGGCTGCTTTCTCTTCGTTGGTATCTTCTGTTTGGTAGCTACCGACTACTTGAGGGTTATTGGGGTTTGAACCAATTAAAATCTTTGACATCTTTTTTCCTTTTTGTGGGAGTTGTTGCCGTCTTTCCGTGCTGTCATCGAGGCCTCGAGTTAATCTTCTAACCTATCTTTCGCATCTAAGACGTACCCTTTAGCGATCTCTAACCCGTGAATCTCTCCACACAACCGCTTATAATCGTCAAAGGATGTCAGTCTTTCTGAGCACACGGTGTCTTTTAGCTGCGCCGTCTTGTCGTTGATGTTTTTAATGACTACGTCAAGGATGTCCATTATTCTTTCTCGGTTATAGGCAACTGTGCCTGTTTAGGGGCTTGCTGCGCTCGCTGTTCTTGGTGTATTTTCTCGTGCCGGCTTAACTCAGCCTGGTGGCCTTGGTGCGCTACATCCACTACCTTGTGCAGTGTCTTATGTTCACGGTCTAGTTTGTTCTGATAGGCTTCGTGCGCCATACCTTCCGCTTTCTCTGTTTGCGTACGGTCACGGTTAAGCATCCCTTGATACGCTTCGTGGGCAAGCCCCATCTCAACATCCTGTTTTCTAGCCGTCATCTCAGCCGCATCTTTCAGCGTTTTAACTTTTATAGTCTGCGCATCTTTAGCTTGGTTGTGCGTCATGTCTGCTGCGTTTTTCAACGTATCTACTTTCAGTTTCTGTGTCACGTGCTGATTATGCGCCGTGTTTTCTTGCTGTTTAACACCGAGTACTGCCGCAGATTTTAGTGTGTCTACTTCTCGTTGTTTATCTGCATTCGCAGAGGTAGCCGCAATTCGTTCACGTTCGACTTGGATCTGCTGCATTTTAATCGCTGCGTCATCCTGATCCTTCTTCGCTTTGCGCTGCTGCTCTTGCGCTTTAAGTTGGAGCTCTTGCATCTGCATCTGGATTAGCGGGTCTTGTTGCTGCTGTTGAGCTTGTTGCTGCGCCGCTTGCGCCATATTCTGCTGCAAAAGTTGGTTCGCCGCTTGTGCTAACAAAGGAGATAAGGCTGCCTCAACTTCAGGGTTTTGTTTTAAATCTTCACCATCCTCGTCTTCTTGAGGGGGCATATCCATCCCTAACTGCGCTTCAACATCTTTCCGATACTGGAACCCTAAATGCTCCGCCACGTGTGCCATCATAGTCGCTTGGATTTGGGGCAGCAGGGGGTTTCCTTGCAGTGTAGACATGATCTTAGGGTCTTTTAACGCTGCCATATGCACAGCAATATGTGCATTATGCTCTTGGTTTAAGAACGCTTTGACAGGCTTGAGTCGTAACACGTTTTGGTTTTCTGAGACTGGATCTATAGGGAACTTGTCTTCTTCGAGAGGGACGAGCTTTTGGGCATCTTTAATCCCTAGAGCATCCAACATTTGACGGTGGAGTATAGGTAGATTATATAATTGTGGTGCGCCTTGTGCAAGCTGTAATACAGCTTGGTATTGTACAATCTTTTGCGCCATAGTAGAAGCGTTAGGGTCAGACACAGGGATAACCTCTGTAGAGGCATAATCCGACTTTTTAGCTTTTCTACTGCCTTCTTCGGGGTCATAGTCGTAGTCTTCAGGTGCGTAGGCTGCCACAATCCCTTTTAGTAAGCCTAACTCTTGTTTCATGGAGTAGTGTACACGTGCTTGAACTGCTGTAATAACTTTCAGCGTACGTTCTAAAATAGCTAGCGTGGTGCCGACAGGCGCGTTACCCGACATATCTGAGACTTGTAAGTCCGCCGCGTTCGCAAACCGTCTACCCTCTTCCACAATCTGATTCAGCAATGCCATTAGCGTCTGTGACGGCTCTTTATACGGTAGAGGCATTAGGTTATCTCGGATTGTACCACTAGGTACATCCACATCGCGCCACTCTCCGGGAGAAATAGGGGTATCATCGCCTTTAATACGCATCCCTCTAGCTTTGAAGCCGCCTGGAAGGTTACTTAATGTCCCTGCGTCCACCAACTGGCGAATAAGAGAGGTACCAGATTTAGCAAAAGCGCCAATGAGATGGATAAGCCCAAAGCAATAAAAACCAAACCCAGGCACGTACCCGTAATGAACAAAATGTTGTCGCTTCTTGTTGGTTTCATCGTCTGGGTCCCAGTTGCGTCTAATAGAAAGGATCTCTTGGCTACCTTTTTCAATCGTTACCACGTAAGGTAGCGCAATCCCCGTCTCTTCACCGTCTTCATCTGTATGCTCGAAACCGGGTAAATCTATATCTACGTGCATCTCAAGGACTTTGTATCGATCATCCGAAGAAGCACGGAAGCCCATCTTCTCAGCTATCTTTTTCTCAACTTCGTCTAAGCTACCGTCTGGCTCACCTAAGTCAATGTCTCTATAAAACCCAGCTACCTGCAACCGACGCATCTCGTTTTCTGTTTTACGCATGATGTGTGTCACACGCTCGGCTGTCTCTAAGTTAGATGCGCCGTAAGGCACCACCATATCTTCAGCGGGAACAAACAACGATACTTGGCGATTTAGTCGTGGGTCGAAGTACACTTTCTTAAACGCATTACCTGATAACCCCAAACCCCAGAGCATCCGTTCGTGCTCAGGTCTATACTCTGTCATCACGTCTAACAGTAAGTGGTTCATGTCATCTTGTACGCGCACCGCTGATTCTTTCTTTGCTGCGGTCTCTTTGCCGATAATCTTTGTCTTAACTGGGCCTGCTGACGGGAACGTCGCCATCATTGTTTCAGCTTGGAACTTTACCAACGCTTCGCTTAATAGCGGATGATGCACGCCGCACGCGCCGTCCCAAGGTTCAGTACGCTCTTCGATCTTCATGCCGAGCAACTCTAACCCATCTGTGTACGTCGTTATCCAATCTCTACGTGAGGCAACGTCATCATCAAAATCAGAGAGCAAGTCCGCTGCAATGGACGACAGCTCTCCGTCGTCTAGGAACTCCGCTAAGTTTTCGTCAAACTCTTCATCATGCTCATCTTGAGGATCTAGGTCAATCTCCATCCCACCCATACTTATATGCAGTGACTCTGGGTCTTCGATCTCAATCTCGATGTCGGGCTCATCGCCGCCGAGTAAGGACGCGAGTCCCAGCGGTGCTTGGTTTAGGCTTTTATCTATCATTATTTGTCCTGTTACCGCTTCGCGGTGTTAGTAGTATGCGTTACGTCGGGAACCCCGACCTCTAAACTCTTGTTCCGGTTCTGGCTCATCCAAGTTAGTTGTAATAAACCCACCCTTGCGAAACCTACTTATTGCTAAAGATGTGCAATCTACCAGATCATCGTGTTGCCCTGCTGGGAATGCAGCGACCTCTTCAATAACATCATCTGCAAACTGCGCGTTCGGTGCCCATACTCTACCAGAAGCGAATAAGTCTGCCACGGCATTAAGTCGCGATATTTTATCATTCCCTCTGGTCGGCGTAAATTCCCCAACCGGAATACCCATTGCACGTAACTCGTATATCAACGGTGCGCCGGAAGCTTTCTTTTCCACTATCATACTATCAGGCTGCCAATAGTTATATTCTTCTAATACGACTTGTTTAAGCTCTGGGAACTCGTACCGCCCCCGCTTCGCGTCAAGTAAGATGATGTTTGCCTGCATCTTACCGTTCTCATCTTCTTGGTAGAACACACCCCATACCGTGCACGCACTATAATCCGCACGCTGGTGCTTCTCGAACGCGGTGTCCCACGTCATCAATATAAAGTCTGTTTGGGGAGGGTCTTTTTTTAACCATCTCTGCCACCACTCCCGCTTAACTATCGCACCTTCTTCTGAAGTCGGATTCTGCTGATACTGCGCCTGCCACTTCGACACATCGATGGCTTCTCGTGTCGCTTCTAATTCTTTTAAACTCCAAAACTCTGGCCACAGGGGTTTACCTGACGGGAGGATCGCAGGGAACTCTACTACTCTCCAATTCTCATTGCCTCTTTGCGCCGCTGCTTCGAGCACCTGCCCTGTTAAATCCCGGAGGGACCAGCGAGTCTGAATGATAATAATTGCCCCACCGGGCTGTAGACGCTGCCGAGGACCAGAGGTATACCACTCGTAGACTTTATCGTAAATCTCAGGGTTACTGGCGGCTATCGCTGCCTCCTGTTCGCTATGTGGGTCGTCGATGATAAGAAGGTCAGCACCTTTACCGGTTACTGCTCCCCCAACACCAATAGCGAAATAGTCCCCACCGGCATTTGTATTCCAGCGTCCCGCCGCCTTAGAATCTGAGCGTAGCCCAACATTGGGGAAGACTTCTTGGTAGACAGGTGAATCCACTAAGTTACGCACTTTACGTCCAAAGCCCACGGCTAAGTCCGCTGTATGTGCTGTTTGGATAACTTTCTTGTTTGGGTACCGCCCCAAGAACCATGCAGGCAATAGGAATGAGCCGAACTCGCTTTTAGTATGCCTAGGGCCTAGGTTAATGATTAGTCTCTTACACTCGCCGCTTGCAACGCGCTCGAACTCTTGCGCCATCCGTGCATGGTGTCTGCCATAGATAAAGTCGGGCCACATCGCCTTAACAAATGCTAGGAAATCTGTTTGGGCAACTTCCCTCTCCTTCCTACGGGTGAGCTCCTTTACAAGCTCAACCATCCTACCTTTATCTGAGGGTGATACGTGCGCTAGACTAGTTTGTTTCGTCACTTTCTTCCTCTTCCTCTTCCTCTTCCTCTTCCTCTTCCTCTTCCTCTTCCTCTTCCTCTTCTTCCCCTGACAGCTCTGCATCAGTGATCTGTTCGTAGATTTCACCCGTTGTGCCTACGCTTCCGTTAATGGCATAAGAAGACATTAAGCTGTTTAGCTCTATTTCTAGGTCCCCTGTCGTCTTCTCTGCTGTAGAAATCTCTACTCTTGTGGTGAACAACCCGATTTCAGATACTTTACCTAGCATTTCTATCGCTTTTATTGCAATCTTTGGGTCTTCGTTCTCTGCAAGCTCAAAGATTTTGAATAGGGTGTACTGACGCATCTTATTTGCGGAGTTTGCAAGGGTGTAGTCAAACCGTTTAAGAAGTTTCTCTAACGCTCTTGCGGCTCCGGGTGAGGAGGGTACGGCGGGGGCATCGGGTTGTTCTAGGAATATGTTTAACGCTTCAGCTTTATCAGAATACGTTAATTCCGGCTGTGGTAAACCTTGCCCATCTAAAAACACGAGGTCTTTAAAGGCATCTTTTGAGGTCATCCGGCGATGCGTAAGCTCATCCGGAGTAATGTAAGGTTGAGTAACAGAAAAATTAAAAACTTCCGCCTCGTTAACGTCTGGTTCTGTCTGCATATTCTCTTGTTAAATGTGCATTTGCTATAGTGACCTCCAGAGTAGCATAAACTTTGAAATTTTTTTATATTATTTTTTTTCGGGGCCACTTATTTTAGGTGTGGGGGGGTATGGTGATTAGCACCATACCCATCTTTGTGTGTGTTATGTTTGATTTGTAACGACAAGCTTTGATTTGAGCTATGTTGATTCTGTAGAAGTTGGAGTGTTACGAGCATAATAGTATGTAGGAAAATATAGGGGTGGTGAAAAATAAAAAAGGGGGGGGCGGGGGTCGTGTCGCCCTATAATAAAAAGAATAAATATTTTCGAGTATTACACACACACACACACACACACACACACACACACACACACACACACACACACACA